GATTTTGATTTATTAAACCAATCATGAAGACCTTCATCTCCAGATTTGGATTCTTCTTTTAATTTTTCGGGTAAAGAAAATAAATCCCAATATTTTGGTCCATATTTACACTCACTTCTCAGTTCAGTTTTTTTACATTTTGTGCAATATCTTTTTTCGTGGTCAACATGAACTCCATGAATTGCTGGAAAATGGACTGGAGTATCTACATCCGCCAAGGCACCATCATTTTCTTCTTTTACATCTTTAAATTTTTTATGTTGTTTTTTGGCATCTGCTTCCATTTTTTTTAAACGAGTATAATAATCTGGAATTTCATCAAGATGCTGAAGAGCAATGTCCATTGCTAATGCATGATCTTTAGTGTGTTCATGTTCAATAGGCTCTCCCATATCAAGTTGCTTCTGAATAAAAGCAACCTCAAGTCGATGCTTTTTTGCAATTTGCTCAACAGTTTTATGGGGCTTAATTCTTGCCATTAATATAAAAAGAACCTTTATTTATTTATTGTTCTTGGGTTTGCTGTTTGAGTAATTTTGCCAATTCTGCAGTAGAACCAACAAAGAGTGCATTGTTAACTGTAGTTGGTCCTTTTTGCTTTTCTTCTTCAACGTCCTTTTTAATCTTGTGAAGTGCCATCAACTTTTCTGCTATTTCACTGGTATTTTTTATTAATTGTCCTGCAACTTCATATGCTCGGGGCATTTCACTTTCTTGAGCTAATTCAAGAATACCATTAATTGCTTCTTGTCCCTTTTCTACTAGAGAATATAAATTTCCTCTAGCATATTCATAGTCTTTTTTAATATCATCTGCAGTTGCAGAATATTTTTCTATTTCTTCAGAAACTTTTTCCGATTTAACAGGAACTACATCATCATCTACATTAAAAGTTTCATTAAGTTTGTCAAATTTCTTTGTCATTTTCATAACTTATCAAAATAAATTTCCACTAAATCCAAAATCGTCACCAACTTCTATCATCTGACTGTCTGTAGAAGTAATAGACTTAATCGGTGCTCCTGCTAAGTGTGAAGTTATTGTTGTTCCATCCTTACCTCTTTCAACTGTCAATGTATTGCCAGATTTAGATACTACCAACAATTCCTCACCATCCAAATCAAGGTAAGTATTTGGAGAAATTGAACTTGCATCATTTACCGGAATAAGTAATTCTGTTGTGGATATATCATTTGTTAAATTAGTAAGTATAATTCCAGTATAATTTTTGATGGCTCTCGGTTCTGCTGAGTAAACAACCTCTCTAGTTGGTGTATTGGTAACATCTCCCCCAACAAAACCAATAGATGCTTTTTTGATAATATCTTTGGAAGCAGAAGATACTGGGCCGAATAGATAAGTTTTTGCTGTAAATCTTAAAGTGTATATTAAAACTCTTCTTGTAGTAAAATCACCTTCATAATCATCTTGCATAGTAATATTTTCTAAAATAACTGGAATATCTCTTTTTTCATTGATAGTATCAATTAAATCAACAGTTAATGTATATGCTGGTTGAAAATATGGTAAAATTTGCTCCACAATTTGAAGAGCATCGTCATTTAATTTTGTCATAATACTCAGTTCAAATTGCATATTATATGGAACTGGAAGATATACTTTTTTTACATCAGTTCCATCAATAGTCTTTGAAACAAATGTTTGTGTTGTAGTTGCTTTTCTTGATGCATCATAAGTTAACCCTGTAAATTCAAATGACATTCTTGGTAATGTTATTTGAATTGGTTTACTTGGGTTTGGTGATTGATTGACTCTGGCAAGAAATTTCTGAGTTGGACCATATGCAAGAGGTACTTTAAGTACACTTACAACTTGGTCAGAGTTATTTGTATGTTTAATGGATATATTATTGAATAAAGACCCAAATGATACAAGAGTTTTTCTTAAAATTTCGTGATAAAAGTATTCAAACATACAATTAACTCATTTGCTTAATTAGTATTTATATATCTATGGCATTCCAAATGGATTAACCTCACTAAAATCTATAATTTCATCTGCTTCTTCTTCAATATTTTCATTATCATTATATCCATCTCTTGCAGCAAAAACATCTACAGAACGTAGATAATGAGATGCACTTGAAGCAGTCCCTATTATGTTTTCTCCTGCAATAAAACTTCCGGAAATTTGAGAGACTTGTAATATATTTGTTGTAGAATTCCAAGATTTGACTCTTGCCGTTACTCCACTTTGAGTTCCAGTTACTACTTCATTAAAAATAAAGTTTCCTGTTGAATTTAGTGATGGATTTGATATTGTTATAGTTGGAGGTTCACTATATCCAAGACCTGCATTAGTAATATAAATTGCACTAATAGAACCAGAAACAGACACAACAGCTGTTGCTGCTGCAGAAACTGAAGAAATTCCAGTAAATGTAATTGTTGGTGAATTTACATATCCAGAACCCGAATTTGTTACTGTTATAATACCAACTATTCCATCACCTATTGTTGCAGTAGCTGTTGCTCCACGACCACCCCCACCGATAAATCTAACGCCTGGAGTTACTGTATATCCATATCCAGAATTTACAAGTTGAACTCTTTGTACTGATTTTGCTTGTGGATTTACATTATCATTACATACGACAATACCTCCAATCATTTCTGCAATTGCACTAGCAGTTTGTCCTCCAGAAGGAGCAGAAGATATTCCCACTAAAGGAGTGCTTGTATAACCTCCTCCTCTATTTGTAACAGTAATAAATCTTATTCCACCATTTACGACTGAAGAAATTGCAGTTGCAGTAATTCCAAAACCAACCATAGTAAGATTGGTAATGTTTCCGACTGGAACTTTTTCCAAATCTGTTGAATCGTCTCCGGAAATAATGCCATCAATCTCATCAATACTAGTATCAATAGTTTCATCTTCATATTGGAATAATTCGCATCTTAATTCGTAAGTATATAACCCTTGAAGTTGATAAAAAGGTTTTTCATGCTCCACATATTTTATCTCAAATAGTCTTTTCCCCAGTGGAAAATAAACTAAATCTCCTTCTTTAGGTCTTGACGATAACTTAATATTTGGTTGATTTTGAATTAATGGAGAAATATAAGTTTTAAATCTTTCTCTAGAAATTGTTAATGTTATTTCATTAAGAGCTTGTATGCCAAATTTTGATAAAATAGTAGGATTATCAGAATATCCTTCGTAAGTGTTTATGTATGCTTCTATAGGATATGCATTGTTAAATTCTGATTCTATAACTTCTCTTATAATAGTTTTTTCAGTAATATATTGCCTTGGCAAATAATGAACTTCAATGCCATACATTCTCAACTGTTCGTTGATAAGATCTTGTATTAAACTTTGCTCTGTTTTTGATCCTTGAAGAAAAAAAGGATTAAGCATATGATTAACCTATCATATCTAGAGGTGGAAGTTCGTAAGTATTTGACATTTTTTCCATTAAAATATCAATTTCTCTTTGAGCATCATCATACATTTGTCTACCATTTAATTCAACTCCACCAGGAAGTTTTACTCCAGTAAACTTCATCATATTTTGACCCCATTGCCTTTTTATTAATGAAGTCAAATATGGTTTTAAAAAAGAATCATTCCAAACTCTAGAATAGTCATTTGGATCTAATGTAGAGTAGCAGTCAATTATAAAATATTGTTCAGTAGTTACTGAACCCCAATCAATATCTAAGTATAATCTATCTTGTCTTTTATTAAAACGTATTTGTTTTTGAGTATTTAAAAGAAAGTCTAAATCTTCCAAATATGTTTTAACCATAGCATAACTTAGTAACTCAGTTGTTCCCCAATAGTAAACATCATTCAAAAATAGTTGATATTTAACACTAAACATATTATGAGTAATAGTATTTGCTCCGTCAAAAGTAAAAATTTTATTTACTCCGATAATATTGGGTGGAACTTGCAAATAATTACTATTTTCATAATAAGTAAAAGTTGTCGCAGTACCAACTATATTTGTAGTAACATTAGTTGTAGTAATACCAGAAGAACTATTACTATTTGGTTTTGCCTTCCCTCTATCAAGATCTGCTTGAGTCACTTTGTATTTGTAGAAAGTTGGATAAACACCATCAAAATGTCGTTCCTGAAAAAATTGAACTGCATCATCTACCAAATCCTCAATTTGTTCATCCGCAACATTTATCTCCAAAACTGGAGCACCAAGTTTTCTTTTACAATAATCAATTAATTCTTGTCGGGTAGATGGTTGTGCCATTAGATTCTAAGACTAGAAATTACTTCTTGTTGACTAAAATATAATTTAATATATGATTTTGCAAGATCTCTCAAAGTTTCAATATCACTTATACTATCTATATCTCTAGATAGTTTTTCATATTCAAACATTTTTGACATAGTTTCTA